GCCGAGCAAGGTCATCATGCCCAGCATTCTGAAGACGATCCCGAACGAAAGAGGCTTCAAAGTTCACTACCGCACGAGCAGGTCGAGCAACCTGGTTCTCCAGGGCTTCAATGAGAATTTCAATCTCAGACATTACGAAGATATCCAAAGGGAAGACTAAAGCGGAATTCGAGATAATCCAAATCGTCACCTACACCACTTTCATTCATGATCCACTGTATAGCGGTTTCACGATTACCAGCACCAGCAAGGATGAATTCTCGGACACGATTTTCGAATCGAGCGACCGCGATAGCCTGATTTTCGCGCTCTTCTTCCATTTGCTCATCCAGAGCGGTGGAGAGTGCATTAATCTGAGCATTGAACCCTTCGAGAGTCCAGTTGGAAGTATCGACTCCGCGCGGGCGTACTCCATGAACATCTTTATAGAGGTCCCACCAAATCGCGGAGGCTTGTTCCAGATCGCTCATCTGATCCCACTTAGTTGCAAAGTTCATTCTGTTTCCTTACTGTATCCAATCGACACGACCAAGAAAATCAACTTCTTCGCCTAGCTCGGAAGCAATCACACCGTACTGATACCAGCCGCGCAGATATCCCTCACGACCTCGGATGAATGCTTCTGCGTCCTCGAAAGAACCAAACACACCCTGAAAATCGTACCGCTCACCATCATCTAGTAGGACAGAAAAAACTCGCATTCCAATCTCTCTCTTGTTCAATCACTCAACAGAATCTATTATACTCTTCCGGGTAGACTTGTCAAGTGATTTCCAGAGTGTTGTTTCCATGCAACAGTCAGTAATCCTCGTCAGTTCCCCAGCCAGCGGATGCAAGTGCGGAAGTCTCATCTCCGTCCATGGAGTCATCGTAATCCTCATCTTCATCCATATTGAAGCGAGGAGACAATTCATTCGCATCCAGAGCGTACTGGACATCATCTGGAGTCATAGTACCAAGGAGTGCTAGGACCATTGCTTCCGCATCGACCAGACCTTCTTGGACCAGCATCAAAGCATAGTCCTTAGGATTGCGTTTATAGAGTTCATTCATCATGACAATTCCTTAGCGAAGGTAGAGGTAACCACCAGACCAGGTGATATTCTTTGGAAAGTTGTTCAGTAGATTGTACCGAACATGTTTCGCTGGAGCATTCCAGGATGCAGGCATGTAGACATCACCAGTTTTCATATCAACGAAAGCATGAACGGAGCGACCACCACCATACGAGATATTGACGACTTTAGCATACTTACGACCAAATTCTACATCGACATCGAAGGTCAAATTTCCAGTATAGGAGGATCGAATAGCGGAGACATATCGATCCAGAGCATTAGCCAGTTCAGTATTCACTTTCATTCCTTTAGACAAGAGCAGCGGCTTCATCAATGAGACGGATTCGATTTACCAGAGCAAGATATTCTGGAGAACCTTTCGCGATATAGTCTAGTTGCTCATTGAGAACCATTCGTTCTTCCATCATGTTTCCTACATCAGCACCGATATAGGGATTCGTGGGTTTCACAACAGGTTCTTTCCAGTCAACTTTACTGAGCAACCAGTCGGGAACACTGATACGAACACGGAAGTCAGGACCAATGAAACGATAACTCACAATTCGCAGAGGAAACCAAGCTTGCAATCCAGTCTTTTCGTTCTGAAACAGAATGGCTTGGCGAGTCTTCGCTTTGGAAGTACCCTCAAGATTGTAGTAGGTAACGGTTCGCATTTATTCTCTCAATCACTCAACAGAATCTATTCTACTCTTCCCGGTACTCCTGTCAAGCACTATTCCTAGTGTTGTTTTCCTACAACATTACTGATATGCTTGTTCCGGATCACCTAAGTCAAATACTTCTCCAGCTGGGTATTCCATGCTATGGAAAGCTTGGAGCAATAGATTTTCTTTATCTGGATCAGCACCTATGATATAGTGTAACTGTTTGTATAGTTTAGGCCATGGCCAATTATTCTCTTTAGCCATACTAATGAGTGTCTCGTAATCCATAAATTTTCCTTATTCTGTTTCGGTTAGTGATATAATCTCATAGCCAGGATGCCTAGACAGGAACGCTTGTCTAGCAGAATACTCACTCAAGCCAATGACAATCTCACAGAAGAAACTTCTCGGAGTCCTAGCAAGGACTGTATAACTCTGGATCATTATAGCCTCCATATCATCAGGTAACACCGACATTATACAGAGTTCCTTAGGCTTGTCAAGTGTTTTCTGGAGATTTTAGCCGATATCCAATCGTTATACCACTCGTCTGAGAGCAAGACCTGGCAATGGATCTGGAAGTGCAATTCGTAATAATTCGTTTCGGAGCGTGTTTTGCACAGCCGTAGTATCTCCCTATCAAATCGATCTTTTCCATGCAATTCAACCATTTCCTTTAATTTTGCATTGGAGCCATAATAATCGATCCAATCGGAATCTTTTCGAATCTTCTTACGTTTACCGTTTACGGTCTTATAGCCAGCCTTAGTAAAATATTTGCGCCCGATATATTTTTTTCTATTGACATTATCGGTGATTTGATATACGAAGCCATAGTAGCCTTCGATCATCTCGGGTGTCACTGGGTCATTATTCAGTTTCCATGTCATCGTCTAGGTCCTCTTCTGTGTCTGTTATTATGTATTCAGCACAGAAGGGGCACCACGTTGGATCTGATTCGGCCTCTTCGTTGTCGTAATTAATTCGGAACTTCGTGTCGCAGTTGGCACAATGGTGTTTCAGAGTGGTCATACTACCTCCATATATCGGTATCATCGTCGTATATATCGAGGTTGTCCGTGGTGATCGGAATATCGAGCATCCAATCTTCATCGGATAATCCCATCTCTTTATACTTTTCGCGGCTTCTGGCCATGTCTCCGGTTCTTTTTCTTGCGGCATACCCCTCGATAGTTTCGGAATAATATCGTTTGTTGCTTTCCGATATGGAATCTTTTTGGTGCTCCGCCATTTGTCGTTGGCTGGAGCAACTACGGGAACAGTACGGTCCCTCCTTTTTATGGAGGATTCCGCATTTCGGGCAATTCTTTTCCTTATATCGGTCGTGTTTTTTAGGAGGTGACATCGAATCCGACCAGTACACTAGGTATAGTGTGTTCTAAATCATTAAGCACTAGAGATATCATGCATTTATTATGTATTCCATAAAGGATACAAATAGTGTTGCGAATATTGCTATTAAACAGGTGATGATTAATCCATATATGGAGATTTTAAATATCCATACTGAATCTTCATAGGACTTTCTCTTATAATACCTCATTTGGATATTCTTCTGTAGGTCTGAATTGATACTGTGGCTCATTAGGTTTGGCATATGGAAATGTCACGGGTACTCTGGATTCATAGCATGTAAAATAACTCTTTCTCATTTCTCCTTCGTCATTCTTATACCAATCCCAGAATACAATCCCATCGATATCATAGGCTCCGTTATTGTCTTTGAATACGGATCCACATCGTTTGTTTTGATACGTAGGTCCATTATCAGGATGATCATAGGTATGAGCCCATTCCCAATCTTCACCGGTGAGAGGAGCAATTGGCTTGAAGGATGCTAACTTTGAAAATAGACTAATAGTATAAGGTGCGGATGAGCCGGAATGCCCTTCATTGTGAAATACATTAAGCAATTCTAATACATGAACACAAATGGCTTCCTGCATCTCATCTCTAAAATGATTACGGTCATCGACCCATCCTGCTGCACGGAACTCAGCCCATGCATGGCTTTCATAGTTATTGAAAGGCTTCTTCATTTAAATATCACTCCATAAATTGTACCAAAAACTGCAATAATTAATAAACTCTGTGCAAATAACATACACAAAACTATAAGGGAACCTAAAACTCTTAAAATATACCCTATCACGAATGAGTACCATATAATAACATCATTACATCCAGTATACAATCATCAACAGGATCATGCTTCGTAATGTGAAGGTCTTTATTAAAGCCTGGATAATCAATCTTTACATACCCAGTGTCCGTTCCATACAAAAAATCAATCGCTGTTCGTACATCACGCCATCGAGAAAAGGGAAATACAGGATTTAATCCTAACTCCTCCTCTATATCATCCATGACTAATTGATCTAAATTACCCCGAGCCCATACCCAAGACTTAGGCTCCTTATACTGTGCAGCCCATTGTCTTAACTCATGATACCCATCCTCAAACTTAGCATCAATCGGTGTGGGATACACCGACTTACGCTTTACATTCTCACACTGATTCTTCCACCAGTCAATCGATGATGGCGTCACGGATCGCTTTAATCGCTTAATCTGATCCTCAGCATCAAATTTGATAAACTTAGTATTTCGCCTTAAATCCTCTGGGCTAGG